GATGGCTGACTACAAATCCATATTTCAAAGAAATAACAGATGTAAATCTTCGACAAGCAATTTATGAAGAAAAAATTAAACAAATTGAAGAAGAAATGCTACCTGTAGGATTTTTAGATGATGGACAAGAGGAAGAATTAGTTCTTGAAGATGGTAATGTTTGGGGTATAAGGGATTTTTCTGAAGAAAAAGACGTTCCTCCCGGCTATCTTTCTTCAAGATTGTGAAAATACTAAATACACGATAAAGAATTTGATTCTTATAACTAAAGGAGAAATCCATGGCATTTCAATTATCACCAGGCGTTAATGTATCAGAAATTGATCTGACTACAATTGTGCCTTCTGTCGCCACTTCTATTGGCGCTTTTGCTGGGGTTTTTGCTTGGGGTCCAGTTAATGAGATTGTTACAATCTCTGATGAGGTAACACTTGTAGATAGATTCGGAAAACCTGATTCTACAAACTATGAATATTGGTTCTCAGCAGCAAACTTTTTAGCATATGCAAATAATTTAAAGGTTATTCGTTTAGCAAACACTCGCTCTACATTTACTTCAACATCCAACGTTAGTGCTTCGGGCGTGTTGATTGAAAATGATCAAGATTACGAACAGAATCACTCTGCCGGTGGAAACGCTTATGGTGAATTCTCTGCCAGATTCGCTGGATCAATCGGTAATTCGTTGCTTGTCACTATGGCAGACAAAGACATTTATAACGGTTGGAATATCACTTTAGCCGATGGATCGACATTAAATTGTCAAGTTCAGTTTACAGATAGACCAAACACATCGACATACGTTGCAAATCGCAGTGGCGCTAACGATGAAGTTCATATTCTTGTCGTTGACGAAGATGGACAGTTTAGCGGAACAAAAGGTACAATTCTTGAGAAATTTGCTTTTGTTTCTAAAGCAGCAGATGCAAAAGACGATTCTGGCAATTCAAACTACTATAAGAACGTTATCAATTCAAGATCGCGCTATATTCGTTGGTTGAATCATCCATTTGAAGGTAGTGATTGGGGCAGCAACGCCAATCAACAAGATTTCAATAACTTGACAGAAGTAATTAAGAGATCACTAACTGGTGGTGCTGATGGTACTATCGTTACCGCAAACGTTGTTACAGGATATGATTACTTCGACAATGCCGATGCTGTAGACATTTCGTTGGTAATTTCAGGTCCAGCAAATCAAACAGTTGTAGATAGTCTTGTTTCGATGGCAGAATCGCGTAAAGACTGCGTAGTGTTCGTGTCGCCAGAAAAAGCAGACGTTGTTGATAACTACGGCGATGAAACAGTAGATACGATTGCATATCGCAATACACTCACATCAACATCATACGCTGTAATGGATTGTAACTGGAAGTATCAGTTCGACAAGTATAATGACGTTTATCGTTGGGTTCCATTAAACGGTGATATTGCTGGTCTTGCAGCAAGAACAGATCAGGATCGTGATCCATGGTACTCACCAGCTGGATTAAACCGTGGTATTATCAAGAATGTTATTAAACTTGCTTGGAATCCAACAAAGACAAATCGTGATGATTTGTATGTAAAAGGTATCAATCCTGTTGTTACATTCCCTGGCGAAGGCACAATGTTGTATGGCGATAAGACATTATTGAGCCGCCCATCGGCATTCGACCGAATCAACGTTCGTAGATTGTTTATTGTTCTTGAGAAGGCTATTGCTCGCGCAGCAAGATCGTCACTCTTTGAATTTAATGACCAGTTTACTCGCGCTCAGTTTGTTGCCCTCGTTGAGCCATACTTGAGAGACGTACAAGGACGCCGTGGTATTACTGACTTCCGAGTGGTCTGTGACGAAACCAATAACACTGGTGAAGTCATCGATCGGAACGAGTTTGTCGGAGATATTTACATTAAACCAGCTCGTTCAATCAACTTTATCCAACTTAACTTCGTTGCAGTTAGAACAGGTGTGAGTTTCGATGAAGTTGTAGGTAAATTCGGTTAATAAATAAAGAGAACAGGAGAATAAAACATGGCTTTTTCAGTAAACGAATTTAGAAGTCAGATGATTGGTGACGGTGCCCGTCCCAATCTGTTTGAAGTTTCTATGCCGTTCCCTGGTTTCTCTGCACCAGGTACTGCACAGACAAAACTTACATTTATGTGTAAAACTGCACAGTTGCCTGGTGCAACAATCGGTGTTATTCCAGTTCAATACTTTGGTCGTGAACTAAAGTTTGCTGGCAATAGAACATTTGCTGATTGGACTATTACAGTTATCAATGATGAAGATTTCGTTGTTCGTAACGCCTTCGAAAGATGGATGAACGGAATCAATTCACATAACTTAAACGTAAGAAATCCAGTGGCACTTGCACCAATTGGTTACACAGTAGACGGAGAAGTAACACAGTTTGGCAAAACAGGCGACAGATTGAAGAAGTATAAATTTGTCGGTCTTTTCCCATCTGATATTACTCCTATCGATGTTGATTGGGGAACAAACGATACGATTGAAGAGTTTTCAATCACTTTAACGTATCAGTGGTGGGAATCAGTAGAAGCTGGTGTAGTGTAATAAGAGTAGGGGGATTTATTTCCCCCTACTTTGTTATTTTTTTATAGGATGATGGACACCATATGGCACTAAAAATCTTCGGTTTTACACTCGGAAAAAAAGATATTGTTCAGGAGCAGCCGCCTGAACAAAAGGCTTTTGCACTTCCAACAGCCGCACTAGACGATGGCGCGGTCACAATTACTCAAAACGCATATTACGGCACCTATGTCGATCTAGAAGGTGCTGTTCGCAACGAACTAGAACTCATCACGAGATATCGTGAAATGGCTAATCATCCAGAATTGGAACAAGCCATTGACGATATTGTGAATGAGGCAATTACTCATGATGAATCTGGTGAAGTTGTTTCGATCAATATGGATAAATTGAAACAACCAGACACAATCAAAAGAAAAATTCAAGAAGAATTTGAAACAGTTCTTTCTTTGTTTAACTTTAATAATCTTTCAGACGATCTATTTAAACGTTGGTATATTGATGGAAGAATTTACTATCAAGTCGTAGTAGATTCAGCTAAACCAAAAGAAGGTATTAAAGAACTTCGATACATAGATCCGCGAAAAATTCGTAAAGTTCGTGAAGTTCAAAAAGAAAAAGATCCTCGAACAAATGCAATGATCATCAAATCGATGGCAGAATACTACATCTATAATGATCGTGGCACTACGACTCAAACTTATACAGCACAAGTAAATCAAGGTGTTCGTATTGCTCCAGATGCAATCATCAATGTAAATTCTGGTTTGATGGATGCAAAAAATACGTTCGTCATTTCATACTTGCATAAAGCAATTAAACCACTCAATCAATTACGAATGATTGAAGATGCTGTTGTCATCTATAGACTTTCGAGAGCACCAGAACGTCGTGTGTTTTATATCGACGTAGGTAATTTGCCAAAAGGTAAAGCTGAACAGTATCTTCGTGATATTATGATCAAGTATCGAAACAAAATGGTCTATGATGCACAGACTGGTGAGATGAGAGATGATCGTAAACACCTTTCGATGCTTGAAGACTTTTGGTTACCTCGTCGTGAAGGCGGTAAAGGTACTGAGATTACTACACTTCCTGCTGGTCAAAATCTTGGACAAATCGAAGATGTGGATTACTTCCGTAAAAAACTTCTTCAATCACTTAATGTGCCATACTCACGTATGGATCAAACTGGTGGCGGTGGGTTTGCTGCACTTGGACGATCAACAGAAATTACTAGAGATGAATTAAAATTTGCAAAGTTCATCACTAGACTTCGTAATAAATTTTCACAACTATTTGATCATGCTCTCAAGACTCAACTTGTACTAAAAGGAGTTTGTACAAAAGAAGAATGGGAAAGATTTAAAGAAGACGTTTATTATGATTTCAAGAAAGACAATAATTTTACTGAACTTCGTGAAAGCGAACTTCTGCGCGAAAGAATTCAAACACTTCAATTAGTAGAGCCATTTGTTGGTAAGTATTATTCACAAACTTGGATCAGAAAAAATGTTCTTCAGTTAACTGATGAAGAAATTCAAAAGATGGACAAAGAGATGGAGAAAGATGGTTCCATCGAACAATTTCAACAAGCACAGCAACAGCAATCGGGAATGATGCCTCAAGAAACGCAAGATACACCACCGATTGATAATGTTACTGAATCGGATCCAAATCAAGAATCTCAAACGCCGCAATTAGATGCAGAAGTGAACAAATATTCTGGTATAAATAACAGATAAATAAACAAAAGGATAATTTAATTATGTCTGAACACATTAAACAATTTATCAATTCAATTGCTGCTGGTAATGCATCAGAAGCAAAAGAAGCATTAGAGAACGAACTCGCATCTAGATCATTTGCCGCTTTAGATGAGTACAAACAACTAATTGCTCAAGGCATTTTTGGCGGCGAACAAGAAACCCAAGTGGAAGTTCAGGAAACAGAATAAATGAAATCTTTACAAGAATTTAAACAAGAACCAACAATTGTAGAAGAAGAAAAATCAGACTATTCTAAGTTTGATGTTTTGGTTCGTGCTGGTCTTGCTAACAAAGCACAAATGGCAAGAATTCATAATGTTCTTGATAAGATGCAAGAAGAAAAGCCACAGTTTAATAATGCTGATCGAATGATCATTCAAAACTTGTTTAATCGAATGGTCGATTTAATCTCAAATAACAAACAAGTTTTTCAGCAAGCAAAAAGAGTTGTGCGTGAAGAATTAGAAGAAGGTGTTCTTGCCACTTCAGATTTTAAAGTTGGCGAGTCTGGAAGAAAAGTTAGGGCACACAGAATTAAAGTTGGTGATAGTGAAGAAGTAAAGGAAGAAGTTGAAGCTTTAGAATTAGTTGAAGAAGGAATGATGAAATCTGAGCCGCCTTTCGTTTTGGTTTTGAAAAGAAAAGCATATAGACTTTATCCAAATGGAATGAAAATTGCATTGTATCATAATGATAAGATCGATAAGTATTTTTCCATTCCCTATTCAACAGAAAAAGATATTGATGCACCAATTCAAGCAGAGCAAGTTGAGCAAATCGAAGAATCTGTAATGGATCAATTGCATAAAATTGTTGCTGGCAAAAGTGGACAGAGAGTTAAATTTGCAGATGGTTCTACTAGAAAAGTAGATCATTATACAGCATCTGCAATTACGAAAGTACATAAAGCTTTAAATGATGAAAACAAGAAAAAGCTTTCAGATATGGTCCACAAATCGCCAGCCCATTTGGCAAAAGCGGCAGATTTTGCATTTAAAAAAGTAAAATGAATTTCATACAAAAAATTCTTGAGGGTAAATTAGACGAAGCAAAAGATATTATTTTCAAACGTCTGGATGAAATAAGTGCGATGGCACTTGAAGACGTAAAAAAAGTTGTTGCAGAAGATAGATTCGAATATGTTGAAGAATTGGATGAAGCAGTAAAAAGAAATCCAAATATTATTCGAATGGGACGAGTTCAAAAAATTCGTCGTAGAATTAGAAGAAATGCTAAAGGTAAAATTGTAGTACAAAAGAATCGTAGACGTTCAGCATTAAAAGGATTTAGAATTGCTGGTAGTGGTAATGTTGTAAAAAGAATACCAGCATCTGTAAGATTAAGAAAAGCAAGATTGTTAAAACGTTCATGGAAAACAACAAGAAAGGCTAAACTTCGCAGATCACTCTTAAAGAGAAAAATGTCAATGCGTAGAAGAGCCGGATTAGGACTAAGGTAAAAAAATGGCATATGAAATTGTAAATTCATTACGATCCAAATCTTTGGTGAGAATTGTTGGCAATACTGCAACTACAATTGCACTTTCTGATTTGGCAAAAGATAATACTGAAACAGTATCTGCCGCAGCTATTGCACAAGCATCAGGTGTTACTGATGGTATTTGGAGAATTTATCGCGGTGATAATGCGAGTGGAGTTCTAATACTAGAATTACCGAATTTTTCGAATTTTCAATTTTATGAATTCGACAGTTCTCTTGCAAATAATGCAACATCAAACATTTATGTAACTAATTCTGGAACTTGTGGAACAATGATTATTCAACTCGCAAAAACAGCAACTTATAATCCTGCACTTACAGGAATTTAACAAATGAAGCTTATTAGAGAAACAGTAGAAAACGTAAAATATCTCACAGAAAAAACCGAATCTGGAGATAAAAAGCTTTATATCGAAGGTACATTTTTAGTTGGCGATAAAGTAAATCGCAACAATCGTATGTACAAAATGGACACACTTCGAAATGAAGTTCAACGTTACCAAGAAGAATACATCAAGACAAATCGTGCTTTGGGTGAATTGGGTCATCCTGATACCCCTACGATTAATTTAGAAAGAGTTTCCCATAAGATTGTTGAACTTGAAGAAGATGGAAATACATTTTATGGGAAAGCATTAATTCTTGAAACACCGTATGGACAAATTGTTAAGAATTTTATTGACAATGGAGTAAATCTCGGTGTTTCATCACGCGCTTTAGGTTCTGTTATGCAGACTAAAGAAGGATATAATTTAGTTCAAGATGATTTGAGACTCGCTACTGCTGCTGATATTGTTGCTGATCCTTCTGCTCCAGGTGCTTTTGTTAATGGCATTATGGAAAATAAAGAATGGATTTTAATAGATGGGCGTTTTGTTGAAGCCGATTTTGATCGTGCTAAACAACAAATTAAAAAAGCATCTAAAACGCAAATCGAAGAAGTCGCACTTAAATTATTCGAAAATTATTTACGAAAACTTTAATTTTTATAAATAAGAAATCATAAGGAGAACCCTAATGGCAACAAACAAATTAATGGAAGCAGCAGCAGACATTCTCTCTGGCAGCAAAGCCAAAGCCCCTGCTATGCCTCCACAGAAATTAGAAGGTGAGATTGACGATATTGGTGGACCAACGCCCGAAAATTCACATCCAATGGGCGACTCGGAAAAACTGGACGTCACCAAAGGTGCGAAAAGTGCTAC